CTTCAATTAGTTCTGGATGATTGATTGATAAATATGTATATATTGCTTCATTTTTTCCAACTCGTACGCGTCTAATATAATAATCATTGTGCCATGCATGGATTCCTGAGCTAGTTCCTAATGCTAATGAAGTTGTTCCTGCAGGCTTAACTGTGGTTGTTCTTGCACTTTCATTAATTCCTAAAATTTCTGCTACTCTAGAATTTTCATTTTTAACTATATCTGCTGCTTTAGTCATATCATATCCTAATACAGTTCCAGATCCAATTCCGGTCATAGATACACCAATTAGTGCATCCTTCTCAGTTGTTCTTTGCCAAATTGGTCTTAGATAATGAAATTCAGTATATCCTGCTTGTAATGTTCCAATAAATGCGGCTGCTCTGACTCGGTTTTCAAAATCTTCTTGTGATTCGATATCTGAAGCATTTACTTCACATAAGTTACAGAATTGGAATGGCCTTAGTGCAATCTCACAACATGGATTAGTTCCCCAATCTTTGTCATTTGTTAAATATATACCTGGTTCACCAGCTCCTGATAATTCTACTCGTTTCCATAGATCCATAAAGAAACCTTTTGTTAATTTATGTCTCATTAATGCTGCAGAGTTATTTGCTCTACCTCGTTGTGGATTCGTTTCCCACCAGTTGCCTGACTTACATGAAATCATTTCTTCATCGTCAGCACTAAATAAACTAATTAATGCAGCACGTCTAATACCGCCAGCTAAAACAGCGTCAGCTATATGGCATATAATATCGTGAACTTCAATTGGAGATAAGAAGTCACCGATTTGTTTTGAGTCTAATATACCTTGAACTTTAATCAGGCACTCTTTAAGAGGTTGTGATCCTGGTGCTTTACCTCCTGATGTAATTAGTCGAGCTCCTTTTGGTCTAATATCAGAGAAATCAAATTTTAATTTTGATGTGCCTTGAAAATAACTTTTTACTAGTGCCTTAACGGCATCAGCCCAACCTTCAATTGAATCCGCAATAAGAAATCTTCTTGTTCTGTCTAAATTTGGTTTTCTGATTTCAGGTAATTTTTCTACATGATGTTTTTGTACCGAATAACCAACTCCAGTACCGCCTAACAATAAAAACATTGTTTCGCCGAATGCTCGATAATCATCTATAGGAAGATATGCACAGTTATAAATTCTATTTGGGGAGATTTCAATAGGTTTGCCGCCAAATTGCAATGACCTCATTGATGGTAGTACTTTTTTTGCATAAACATATTCATATGCTTCTGATATCTCGTTGCGTAGTTTAGGATATTTTTCTATATGCATATCCTTATTACGTGTTACTAATTCATCCCATGTTTCACGGCGGTTCAAGGATGGGATATACTTAGCATACTTCATGTATACTGTAATATCACTTAAAATTTTGTTTGAAATCTCCATTTTGTAATCTCTTTTTTCTTTAATTAAACGATTTATTTTTAGACAAAAAAAGCCCGGGGTGTAACCCGGACGTGCTTTTATATAAATATGACATCATCCCAATGTTCCACCCAGATCTTTAAACTTTTGTGCAAGATTTTTTTTCACAATATTTTCTCCCGTTTTCATTACCTGCGTCGTTTGCTTTCCTTGTGCAGTTTGTGGCTCAAAGAATTGAAATTGTCCGTTATTTGTATTTATTTTACATGGTAGCGTTATTCCGTCAGGACCAAATCTATTTTTAATTACATGCCCTCTACCAGTACCTGACATTTTATCTTCTACTTTTCTAGAAAGCGACATTAAAAAGTCTGCTACCATTACTTTACCATATGATGACGCAATTTTGTCGGCTTCAATAACATCTTCTTCTAATGCAGATCGACCTGCTTGCGATGCTGTCCATACTGGTATGTTATATTCACCAGCCATACCTCGCATTTCTTCATATAATTCTTCTAATGCTTCATGTTTGTCTTTTTTGGTATTTACCTTTAAAAGATCTCCGTAATCTATAATAATTAGATCTGGATTATTTCCTAGCATTATAGTTTTCTCTATATGAGCTTTAATACCAATAACTCCTATAGATTTAGTTGGATAATGTTTTATGACCAATTCGCCTTTTAGTTTATCCATTTTATCTTGAATATCTTCTTGATAATTTTTTAGATTTTGTGCGTTAATGCCTGTTACTACTGAGTCATATCGTTGTCCTACATAATTCTCATTGAGTTCTAATGTATAGTGAATAACAGTTTTACCAGCTTTTACTGCATTTGCTCCTATATTAATAAGCAACCATGATTTACCAATACCAGCTGGTGCCATTACTACTCCTAATTCTCCTGGGGCAAGACCACCGTCCATTAAATCGTCAATAACATCCCAACCAGTTGTCATGGTATCTCGGGCTGCTTCGTCATAACGTAAAGACACAGTATCTTTATACTCTAATCCTATATCAGTATCTGCACCAGCTTTCATAGCACCGTCAATTTTGCTTTTAATTTCGTCATAATTACCCATTTTAAGTAATCCGACACTATCCATTATTGCTCTTTTAATTTCTTGATTCTTACAAAACTTGAGTATTTCGTCTTTAACAAATGTTAAATCGTCTGACTCCATATATCTAAAAACGTCTTTGAGTTGTTCTAATATGGCGGTCTTAAGCACATCATTTTCTATACCAGTAACTTTAACTTTTAATACGTCTTTTGTAGGGGGTGTTTTATATTCTCGAAAATGGTCTAATATAACTTCTAATAGCCAACTATTAGCATCTGACTCAAAATAGTCTGCTTGTATAATATCAGTAATTTGCTGTAAAAATACTCTATCTGTAAACATTGCTGCTAAAACTTTTACTTGAAAGCTCCAACCGTATTCACTTAACTTATCTGTCATATTAGATAATAATAAAAATTATAATAAAATCAAATCATTTATGTGTTTGTTTTGCATATGCATCTAACGAAAGCCATGTTCGAGTCAACCAGTCTGGTAAATTCTTCATTACAGCCCACATTTTATCTTCATAAAATAATCTTTGAAACTCAGCTCTATTTAAAGCAGATACTGGTTCTGACATTATTCCTCTAATTTTAGAAGATACATTTGCAGATATATCTAATAATTTTATATCCATGAGTTGCCAATTTTTAATTAACGTTTCACGATTGTCTAAAATCTTTTGATATTTTTTTGTTTCCGTTAAAAGTTGATTACTTTTTTCGAATAACTCTTCTAACGTAACTTGTTTTTCATGTACGATTTCTGGGATAAGTTTTAAGATAGTCTTTGGACCTATACCAGTTACACCAGGAATATTATCTGATTTATCTCCCGTAAATGATCTATATAATACCATATTACTAGGATGTACACCAAACTCATCTATAACTGCTTGGGTGTCATACATTTTCTTTTTAATAGGAGACCATACTTGTATCCGATCGTCTACTAATTGATAGAAATCTCTATCGGTAGAAACAATTGTAATTTTTTTACATGTTTCATTGTACATTTGTGCAATATAGGCAATAGTATCATCTGCTTCTATGCCGTCCATTGCTAAAAAGGTTACTGGTAAATTATCTAAATATGAAACTAATCTACTAAATTGCTTTCTCATTGACTCTTGTTCATCTTCTATACTTGTTTCGTGATGATCAAATCTTCGAAGTTTAGTTTTATTAGCTCGATTTGCTTTATAACCTTTATAAATTTTTCTTCTTTTAGCGTTACCGCCTCTTCCGTCAAATGCAATTACACATCTACTAGGCTTAAAGTCTCTAACAGTTTTACCTATAGAATATAAGAATCCAGTAATACCACCAATATGGTCACCATCTTCATTATATGCTGGAGTTGCACCAAAACTTCTAATAAAGGTATTGAGCCCGTCAAATACCATGATATGATCATTAGCATCCTTCGGGCTCGTTTCCTTTTCTTTCTGTAACTCTTTAAATAATCGTTGATACTTATTCATTATCCTTCTTCGTCAATTACTTCTTCATCGATAACAACATCATCGATACCTCCGTCTATACCAGCTTGATATTTGAATATATAAGCGTCGCAGATTCTTTTGTATAACCTTTCTTTTGCTTCGGGGTTTTGCATTACCTTACTAACAAAATCTTTGCTTTGGAACTTCATTTCTCCAAAGACTTCTCCAGTTTCATGATCTACATCTTCTAATGTGTACCATGCACCTGCTTGTTTAACCAATTTGAATTTCTTCATCAAATTTAACCAACCGCCAAAGTTGTCAATACCACTATCATAATAGATTTCATAATCAATCTTACGATGTGGTGGCCCCATACGGTTTTTGACTACCTGCACACTGGTTTTGCTACCCACTACTTGCTCTGCACCATTAACCGTTGCTTTAATTTGACCGGTATTTTTTAATCTTAGTCTGACAGATGCATGAAAAGGAATTGCCTTACCACCTGCTGTTGTCCACTGATCTCCAAATGACACGCCCATTTTAACTCTTAGTTGATTAGTAAAGATCAAACAGATTCTCTCTCGAGCAATCCAATTTGTAACCTTACGCATTGCTTTAGACAATATGATCGATTTAGAAGTTGCATATCCATCTTTATCATATTCTGCTGCTAACTCAATCTTTGTAGATGCACCCATTATGGAATCAACTACAATTGTTACCAATCTGTCTTTGTCTGATTTACGTACACCGTCAACGATAGTTTCAATCGTTTCAAAGATTTCCTCTACCGTTTCGAGTGGTACATATAACATGGTTTTCAAATCGGCGCCGATTGCAGTCAAGAATTCCGAACTAGTAGCTGACTCAGTATCAATATAAACTGCTAACCCTCCTTTTTTCTGCGTTTCTGCTAAGGTATGCGCTGCTAGCAATGATTTACCCGACGCTTCTAACCCTGTTATTTCGGTTATTCTACCAACAGGAAATCCTCCGTTAGGTCGATTAGATATTGCTAAATCCAATGAATCACACCCAGACGATATCCACTCTTTCACATTACTAGGAGAATCATCATCTCCATCTAAAAAGAATGCAGTCTTTAGTGTCTGTCCTTTGAATTGTTTATTTATACTATCAGCTAATGTGTTTGCTAATGCATCTTCCAGTTCGTTCTTGCTTTTGCCTTTTTTCTTTGCCATTGAAGCCCCTACTTGTTAAATAAATCGTTAAATGCTGATGCTACATCTGTTTGCTTTTCTTCGGTCTTTGTTTCCGTAGTTGCATTATTAGTGCTAGATGTATCTGTTGTTGAGCTAGATGATGTGCTAACGTCTGAACTGTCATCGTCTGGATTCATCCAATCTTTAAGAGCTTGTTCTAACTCTTCATAAGTTGGTTCTGGGAAGATATCAGTGATAGTTGGCTGATTCATAATCTTTTCTGCAATTGCTTTGTCTTCAGTTGCAGCTGATGTATTAGGTTTAACACGAATAGCAGTTTTAGGATATCCTCCACCTTCTGCTGGTGTAAACTCTACGTCGATGTCACGACCATTTAATAGATCGGTGATATCACCATAATCTGGATCAGATACAATTGAAAGCAATTCAGTGTAAATTGTTTTGCCAAATCCCCAAAATTTAACTCCTTCAGATTCTTTACCTCTTACGATAACCGGAACATATGTTCTCATTTTAGGTTCGATTTTACGACCCATTAGCCATTCATCTTTGTCACCAGTCTTTTTTAGTTTTTCTGCAAATTCAACTACTGGATCTGCATTACCGAATGATACCGGTGATAGCATTGATCTTTTAGCAATGTCATAATGAAAATACAATTCTAAGAATGGATTATCTTTGCGATGAACATACGGCACGATTCTTACACGTGTCTTACCAGCTTCTGGTTTCCAAAGATTGTTTCGACGATCGTTGTTGTTGTTTAATTGATTAAGTTTTGCCTTGATGGCGTCTAAATTAAGTCCCATTTAAGTCCTTTTTTTGTTAAGTTATTAATTTATGTTATTTATTAATTATATATTAGATAATTAAATCGTTAAGTCCAAGTAATTGTTTAAATTTTTTATTATTTTTTTATAAGCCTTGTTTGCTTAGATATTCTTGTATCCACTGATCATTTATTCCGTATTTATCAGCAATATCGTCGTCTTGTATATCAATTGATATAACATCACCATCTGCATCTAACATAATTGTGATATCAATTTCATCGTTATTAATATTTATACTACAATCAAATTTTATATCAGACACCATTCGTGTTATGTCAAATCTAGAACCACCGTCAATATTATTGTCTTCAATATATGCTTCAATATCTCCTAGAGTTTCTTCTACAAATTGAGAATCTAATACGCCACTTTTTTGAATAGACATATTTGAATAGTTTAAATCAACTTCTGCATAGTTAACTATAATGTCTATATTTTGCGTTTGAGAATTTCTACCTATTATTTGTAAAATTTTAGCTACATTGGGATTAGTATTAATAGAATTTACTATTTTATATGCTTTAAGTGGTTTTTGCTGTTTAATAGCTAGAAATGCTCTATGATTACCATCCATAACTTCGCCGTTACTATCTATTGTAATAGGAGGCATTTTTGATAGGTCTACGTTTCTAGGATCTGAATCTGTGTCTCTAAAATATTTGTCTACTTTACCATCAATATAGTCTTGATATTTTTTTTCTCTATCTTTCATTACTTGAGGATCTAATTTAAGATCAGTATGATTGATAGATACAGGTTCTTCTAGTTTAAATTTATCTATATTAAAAATAAATCTTTTAAATTCAGCGTATGAATCATTTTTATAATTATAATCTAATAATTCTTTTTGTTTAGGAAACATCTGAATCAATAAATCATGAATTTGTTTCGCCTTAACTGGATCACGCAAAACATTACCTATCTGATTAAAATCAGATTTTGTCATTTGGTTTTCAGTTAAAAGTAATGTTTTTAATCGTATCATATTATTAATATATTATATATAATAAATATCAAACTACCAAGAAACCTTCTTGAAAAATAATAAATCAACAACACGATAATTGTCATCATCAGTTAGTATAAATGAATTACGATAGTTGGTCCAATCAACTTGAAATGTTTTATCTAACACCCCATTATTCACACGACGAATAATTGCATTAAGAGCATTAACTGTGTATAGCGTGTTAGTTTCTTTTTTTCGGTGAATACTAATAGTATTCTGTCCTCTTGTTTCTGATGAATCTGCGTTATATGTGCAATATAACTGAGATGGTAATTCAGCATTAGAAAACACAAATATTCTTTGTTCTGGTATAGTATAACTTTGTTGTATGTAGTCAGTTATAATATTTAAATCTGATTGATGTGCAAATGTGCACAGTAGTTGCGTTCTCACTATTATCCCTGTCCTTGTATGTATTCATATCCTTGAGATGATGGTATATTTTTCTGCACAAATCTATATCTACCCTGCGACACCACATCAATAGCAAAATCTTCAGCTAGACCAATATGTGGTTGTGGGTTTCTATAATTATACCAAATTAAACCTAATATACTATTAAAGAATGTGTTTTTAATAGTATTTAAATCAAATAAAAAGTTTTGTGGGTTTTTTATAAATTCATGTCGTTCTACACGCTTAAACCATATAACAATATTTGAATTAACATCATCAACAGGATCACCAACAAAAACGTCAGCTGCAGTATCTTCGCCGGCTGATAACTCTATTTCTTCTACATCTTCATCAGATATCCAATATGACTTTTGCTTTCCATCGGTATTAACCGTTAATCTTGTATCTTTTACTGTTGTATCTAAATTTGTTTTATAGAATACGTCATGTAATTCTTTGAATCCTTCATACCAGTTATGCATTGCTGATTTTTTCCATTCAAATGATGCTAATTTATCTGGGTCTATAACTGACTCAAATCTTGTTTCAAATATACGAATTAGTTTTTTTAAATCTTCTGCGGATTCTGGATTTACTAGATGTTTTAATGATTGATATGGATCTCCAATTTGTGAAACTGGTACAACTATATCTTTATAAAAATCTTTTATTTTGTTTGTTAATGCATATTTTGATGAAAGACCTGCTTTTGCAGGGTCAAAATTTCCAGACTTTAATTCTTTAACTTCCCATTCACCTGCAGGCATAACAATATCATGTTGTGCGGTACCGCCTGGCATCGACTCTTTAACTCCTAATAGAATTGATATTTCACCATTACCCATTCCTCCGCGAGCACCGCCGACATTTACTAAAAAGAATTCTTTAAATGCTTTCCAACCCTCAGCTACGAATGAATCTATACTATGCTTTCTGAAATTATTATCAAATAATACTCGATCATCATTATTTAAACTGTTATATACAGCCATGATTTGATCTACTACCGGTGCTGGTAATTTTAGTTTGTTAGTTAATACAGATTCAACGTCTAAAATATTTGATTCATCTTCTTGTTCAGACAATCCTTTGGCTTTTCGGATAATTGCCATTCGCTCTGTTTCAGATAAATCAGTCATTTCAATTAATACACGATCTAGTTCTTGATAATCTGATTCAGAGTCGGGATATCCTTTTGGTAATCGATATGTCCACTCTGTAATTAAAGAATTTATATTCATAACGTAATTGTTCTCATTTTATCATAAATATCGCCAACTTTACATTTCACCGGAAAATTCCCTTGTTCTAACAAGTTTTTTAATTCTGGTAAAATACTCTTAGCTTCTGATAAAGGAACATCGAATAATACGGAGTCATATGTATATAATATTATACATGTTTTGTGATCTTGTAAATAGTCTTGAAGTTGTGATAATTTATTAACGGATACTTCTGTTTCAGTGGCTTGTAAATAATAATTAAACAATTTAAATGAAGTCATATTGGTAACTTGATCTTTGCATATACTGCGACCAATAATCGGCGTTTTTACGCATCCATTACGTTTCCACTTATCCCATAGGTTAAACACAAAATCATTTACTTGCTGAAAAAATGGAATACTTAAAAACTCTTTGTCAATACCTCCATATAAAAGACGAAATGTTATTGATTTGCTTTCATTTCTTTGTTCATCTGTTAATGCATCTGTGCCAAAATAGAATTGGCCGAGATAATCATGTATACTTGTTTCAGGTAAATTATATCCGATTAGTTTTGCAATTAATCTAACATGATAACTATCAAAATCCATTTCAATTAAAGCACCATTATCAAAACGACTACAAAATGCAGATCTAGTACCATCTTCTTTGTTCATAGCCGCATAATTGAATCCGCCGAATGCGTTACTTGGCCGGCCAGTGGTGGTATGATAATTATATTGCGAATATACCATATTGTCACTAACCTGATCAGGAAATTTAAAATTACTATTAACTTGTAATCCATTACTTTCTATTTGAGCAAATGTTTTAGGATATAAATTGTTAAATTTTAAATATGAATCAGTTAATTTTGCATTCATACACATTGGCCAAGAATAATGTCGTATCTTTTGACACATTGCCAAATGTTGCTGCATTGGAATCACTGCATTTACCTCTTTAAGAGATTTCAATCTTCTCCAATAAAATTCATGTGCTGCAGTTGGATAGTGATTCTCATCATATGCTTCATTATACGTGTACCACCATAAACTCTTAACGTCCCATACGGCATTGTTTCCGCCCGATTGTAACCATCGCTTCTTGTCGTGGATAAATATATCAGTTAATGATAAGAACTGTTCTACGTATTCGGGAAAGCCCCTTATTTGTTCAGTGTGATGAATTGGGATTATCCATTCACTCTCATCTTCACAATAAACGTAGATTGCATATATATCTTGAATACATGTATGTGATGTTGAGTTTGCATAGATAGGAACTAGCAATGTCTTGCAATCTGCAATTATTTGCAAACACTTTGTTACATCAGATTCATAGTCCACTATCATATAACATATAATAGTAAAAATTTATTAGGAATCCAATACGTTAATATCTTTTGGAGTTACATTGTCATTATCAACATAATACTGTAATAGATCCGTAAAATATAAAGATATACCAGGTACTGTGATTTCTGCTGTTTGCAATTCTTTGTAATTATTGCTCTGTACACCCGGAATTGTTATGTTGCCTTGTTGAGTATCAGTGATATTTCCTGTAATATACCATTTAAGTTTAACAGCTGAGTACAATACCGGATCTATATCTTCGCTAGTATATGCATCATATGTGTCACTGTTAACTTCATAAAATATGTTGTCATTAGATCGTTTAATTATAAATCTATCAATATACCCGTTATTAATATTTTCTTTGGTAATTACAACGTTATACGTGTTAAATGATTTATAATTGATTTCTATATCAGAAATTTTATTGTACTCAATAACAGACTCTGGTTGTTCTTTGTATTTAATTAATTTTACTGATTTATTTTTGTTCCATGTTGGTTGTGAATATATTTCGCCTGTTGTGTATTTATGATATAATCCGACATAATCTACATTATCAGTAGTCATTAGCTCTTGACCAGTAGTATATAAATTATTAACTATTTCATTGGCGCTATAATATGACTTTATTCTCATTGTGTGAAATCTATTCTAGGTCTCATTATGCATTGTATTGACGTGTTCCATTCACCGGTTGATGAGACACTATGATTTATTCCGATGATACAAAATACAGTGTTATTAGTATATCTTTTTGGTAATCCAGAAAATTCCAAAACATCCCCATATCTAAAACCATTTACGCCTTCTACTGTAAATGATGCATCAAACGGTATGACTGGTGCTTTTAAATTAACAGAATCTTCTAAAGCTGATTTAGGATATTGAATGTATTTTTGCAAACTAGTATGTAATTTTGTTTGATTTTTACTTTCATCCATGTTTTTACCATATAATGCTATAGATCCAGATACTGGATCAGTTAATTCAAATAAATATTTTGCATTATTATCCTCGTATGACTGTTTAATTTTATTTAATGTTTCAACATTTGTTATATTTGAAACTGTGTCATTTCCGTTTGCATCACGCCGTGTCTGTGTTGCACTATACATGTATGATAAGAATGGAGCTATTTCAGATTCTGATATATCAGCTGGATTCTGATTTAATACATATGCTAAATTAGACGCATCACTCGGTAGTTTGCCATTGAAAGTAAAATCTTTAACAATAGTACCGGCTTCGTTATTTGCAAACATTGGCACATTAAATGCGTTGGGTACAGTACTAAATGACTTAACATTGTTACTATCATAATATAATAGTGCATTTTGGTTATCTGGGTGAGTGACTAATTTTAAATCATAAGCTCCGCCTGATGCATAATTTATTCTAGCAGATATTCGTTGTAAAAACTCAGCAACAGTGTATATTTTGTCTGTTGCCATTGCTGTTATTATTTGTTCAATAATTGTAGTTGATATGTATATTAATGTGCAATATGATTCGGGCTTCGTGATATCCGCTTTGAAAAACTTAGGTTTTTTACTGTCTAACTCACCATACCATGTAAATGAACCATAATTATCCTGGCCAGGGAAGAACACAGACAATGGATCCGCAGATACTAAATTTTCGTAATATTTACATGTATTTATTTCTCGATCAAAAACAATTTCAACATTTCCAACTACTGGAGCTGCTTTTGGCAGTATGAACTTATTAACAAAATTTATCAGTGCTTTCAATGTAATATATTTCATAGACTGCATATCTGATTTTGGAGCTCCCCAAATATAACTAACATCTTTTAATTTAGTATCAGTTTCATCGATATATATACCAGACGTCTTCGATCCTAATTCTATTCGCTTTTCTTCGATTACCTTTTCTATTTCTTCATGGAATGTAGTGACTGCAACTCCTTCAGCAGATCCACTCGTATTAGTTTTTTTACTAGTATCACTCATAGCCATCGAAAGATCAGTATATACTTGTGTGGTGCCTCTCATTGTTAAACTTGCAGCAACACTTGCATCTTGTTGATAATCCAATGTAAATGAAATAATAACACCGTCAAAAACAAATGCATTCATTTTTTTATATTGTTGTTCCTGTTCTGGTGTTATATCCGGATATAACTCTTTGAGTTTTTCAGTTGATGGAATTGATCCTGGTGTTAAATATGCAGTTTCACCAACAATAGCTGTATTAGGATGTTCTATATATATCTTTACATTTCTGCCTGGTCTTAAATAAACGGATTCGAAATAATCTAAATCTCTTCCAGGATTTGGTATTGTGACATTTGCGGTTGCAGTTTGCATAACACCCATCGAATCGTCACCTATAGAAACTTCTAATCCAGTTAAATATGGAGGTATTCGCTTTGATGTGTTGGTTCGTTGATCCGCTTTACCATCTGAACCAGTAATGCTATATATTCGATCGGTTATAAACCCACGTGGACCTGTTGGTAAATATTCGCCTTGCCTTACTCCAGCACCTCCTAATATTGCTTCAGTAATTGGTTCTTTTTTCGACGAAAATTGTTGTGGATTTCCATTTAGTGCTGCTCCTAGGGCTTCAATAGTATTAGTAGGGACATATGTAATATCATATGGAGTTATTGACACATTGGCAATTTTACTAACCATGTAGTTAATGTCTTTGGTTCGGCGATTGCCTTTACCTGCTGCTGCTCGAGCTAGTAATTCTAGTTGTAAATTAGCATCTACTTGTGAATAAAAAATATCACTCATCTTGTTCTATTTGTTTGTATAACTTGATCTAAAAATTCTGTTTTTGCTGGTATTCTCATTTTGGTATTTGCTGGGACAACTAAAGTTCCTTTTCCTAATCCATTTGCTGCAGCAATTACCCACCACAATGAAACATCACCATAAAATGTATTAGCCAATTTATCTAATCGATCTGCACTAGTAGTGATTATGAATGTGTCATTTGCAGTAGCTGGTATAGTTGGGAATATAGTAGTACTACGTCTACGCTTACCGTTTAGGTCTTTCATTATATTTGTGGTTGAATATCTACTCATTATTAGCCCCTTGCTGCATTTCTTTCTTCTCTTCTTGCGTCTTTTTCTAGTCGTTTAGCATCTGCCTCGGCTTGGCTTTTAGCTATTTTTGCTAATTCATCGACACTTAATTCTGCATTATTCCTAGTATCACTTAACCAATTGTCATTTCCTGGTAGTGGTAGTCCCGAATCACCATCGAATCGTTTAGCCAATGAATAGAACTTGCCTCCTTTTTGCGGTAACCAATCTGTGATAGGTGTTACTGTCATATTAACGTCTACCTTATGTGGTGTTTGCATCATCTGTGGATCTTGTTCTATGTTAGTTTCCCATGTTGTATCTGCACTATGTAATGTGTAATTAACACTTTTTACTATCACTGCTTGTTGATTGAATAAGTCTCCTATAGTTATACGCATCCATGGGCCTACTAGTGCAATATTATCTGTGGTATATTCTGGTGCGGTATATCCGGCCAATGCATTTAATTTTCTCCAAATTGGTTTAACTTCATCTCTGTCTGTTGCATACACAGTAAAATCAATTGATATGTCTCTGGTAAATCCGCCATACTGAAAATTTTGATCTCCCCTACCTATAAGTTGAAATCCATTCCATGACGCATTGAAGCTATCAGAAATCGAACCAATTACTGCACGGAAAACTATGATATCGTCTTCCTCGGTAGTGTTCCCGGCATGAAGCTTAGGTCCAGTAAAGAAAAACTTTATAAGATCTGCTGTTGTTCCGACTTTATCAAAAATCGCCGCATCTCCAAATATTTTAGGTTTAGGCAACCATCGATATGCATCTTTTAATTCTCGTTGACTAAAATCTATAACATTGACTTTATCACCTCGGAATGGTGTTGCTTTAGATAATAGGTTTTTAGTAGGAATCCATGATCCTGGATCTTGTTTATAGTTACCTGGGCCAGATTCATCTGTCGACACATCGTTTACAATACCAGGAGACCATTGAGTAGCTACATGACTTTGTGCTGTAAAATCATTTCTCAAAGCATATGGATTATCATGATCTCCCCAACCATACAATGTTTGCAAGTTAAATATAGAATATGGACCATACGGAGAAATAGATGTAGCAGAATATAATCCGGAGCGAATTGCATTTTTATTATTACCAGCATCTGAGCGATCGAATAGTGTTCTTTGCGATACCGCTAATCCGTCTACTCGTTTTGTTGATAATGCAATTGCAGTATCTACTCCCTCTTTAGGGAATTTTCTTGCTCTGAAGTCTGGATATTGTATTCCAACATTATTAGTTGACTTTAAAGCATTAACGGCAGATACAGCATAAGCAGATTTAGGAGAATAATTTTCTGAGCTATTAGTAAAACTTTGTCCAATTTGAGCTACTTGCGGTATTCCAGATAAACTACCAATTGCGCCTACGGCAAACCCTGTTGCTTTTTGAGCTAAACTACCTAGAGTGATATTTGTGGTTTTAGCTTGTAGCGGAGTCCATTCTGCTGCATTTGGATATGTAGTATTAGTTGGCATTATATTCGTTTCCTCCCGTTCATTGATGTGTCACCCATTACGTTGCTTCCTCGAAGTGTAACAAGTATGCTTTGCAGAAGACTTTCCATTCTTGCATTTGATGTTACTGGTCCTCCTGCGGCATAACCAACTGGTCCGCCACTATTGATTTTGTCTAGCAATGATTTGTTTCTTCTGGTAGCTGCGGCATTAATAACATATTCACCGTCGGATAATCGGGCTGGTATCGAATCTGATGTTCCGGTGCCTGCGCCTGATATGTATCCACCAGTTGCTTTACCTGTTACTACTGGTTCAGCTGATGGATCTTTTATTATTGTAGTTAAATCCGTTATCTTCCCAGCAATCTTATCTATTCCTTTTCCTAATACTCCTGGTAATACCTCACCCAGTTGTTTTAATGGAACAAGTGATTCTTGCAATCTATCACTAACAATACCTAGACTTCCAATGCCTTTTATAAAGTTCGGCTCTGTAAATGTTTCGGATGCTTTTCTTGCAAATTCCATCGATGCTTTAACCGAATCGTTGAGGTCCTTTGTAAATACAGCTCCCGACGGGCCATCAGCAGTTCGTTTACCATCCCCAGCAATTATTCCGCCTTGTCCAATAAATGCTATATCTTTTTTTATTGCGTCTAATGAGTCAGCGCTTCTTTCTGCAGGTGTTCTGGTGTCTGATGTTTTAAGTAACTCATCAATTTTTTTAAGTTTATCTTCATCACCTTTAGCTTCTTCTTTAAGTTTTTGTATGGCACTTTGAGCATCATCAGCTGACATATTCATTATATCTTCAGCATTTAGATCGACCAATAGTTTTCTTTTCTGAATCATTTTGGCTAATGTTGCTTCGTCAGTTCCCATTAGCTGAGCAGCTTTCTGTCGTGCAAATAAATTCTTTTCAAGAGTATCACCTTCACTAGCAATGAATTGATTCATTAACTCTGCTTGTTTAGTAGCATCACCAGTTACAGTTGCCAGTCGATATTCGTTTGTTAAACTTTTACCTTGATTGTCTAATAATCGCCGGCCGGTTAGTTGTTGGTATTCCATTTCTGCACCAATACTGGATTCTATGTTTAACAATGATTCTCCAGTACCATGTAAACTTTCCATGGATGTGCCTAACAATCTGGCTTTCATTGTGGCTACTTCTAATTTGTTTCCAACCCCACCATATTGCAATTGTAGATCTGATCCCATAGCAGCTATGTCTTGCATAATTTGAGATTGTTGTTGCACTGCATCTATTCCGGTAAATTCTTCCAATGCTCTAGACATTTGTTCAATTTCACCTGCTGCTTCAGCTCCTGTTTTTCCGATACCCGCAGCATATAATTCAAAGCTCTGTGCGCCTTCTTCTGATAATCCTATATTGTTTTGTAAAAATGTTTGTGTTTTAATTAGATTACTTAATGTAGTTTTTTGTACTTTATTAGACGTTATAAACCCACCAGTAATCTTTCCTAATCCTGCAGCATATTTAAATAGTTTAGCATCGCCAATTTCAACGTTAATAGCTCGTAACCGTTTAGAAAAATCAAATCCGCCGGCACTACTCAATTTAAATTCTTTTTGTAAGTCTTTTTGACTTTCTATTAAGAATGTGAGATTTTTTATTGACTTTTCGGTTGCTTTTGCAAAATCATCAAAATAAGCAGTGGCTCTACCAACACCTGCTGACAATGCTGCAAATTCGCTGATGTTGGCTGAAACGAGCTTACTCACATCTTCAATAGCCGGACCAACACCTTTTAATGACGCAGCGAAGGTATCGATTTCTTTAGCAATTTTAGCTACAGTACCGCCTTTATTTAAATCGCCAATAGATTTAGCAAATTTGTCAAATTCATTTGCCATACCGAGTCTAGGCTGCTTCTTTAATTCGTTAATAGACACGTGTTTTGAAGATCTCATTAATTGACTCTTTATTATAAATATTTACAAGTTAATTTTTGAACTTTGGTCTGTTGATCTTATTTTTTTGTCGATTGACTTGATCTTGTTGATCTGCTGCAGCATCACTCCGTATCTTGTTGATTCTAGATACCCATAGTTTACGAATTCGCAAAGGCATCGTGTATATGTCTTCAAATGACCAACGACCTTCACCAGCCCATAATAGGTCAAATAATTGATTATGAAATAATACTTGGTCTTTTGCTTTAAAACCAAAAAAGGTCGAGCTTAAATTGAAATGTGGCAGGATAAGTGGCTCCCGCATCATCCACTACTTCTGTTTCATAATTAATACCGGGTGCTGATTCCACAATATATTTTCTAAGTTTTCTACTATCTATTGCTCGCAGTTCATATTTTAAATACTCTTCTATAATATTAACGTCCGTATCTCCGTTTATTGCATGGATTGACATTTTGAGAAATGAAGAGTTAATTGATTCGTCTTCTACTTTATTAGCATCTGCAGCTGATAAATATTTAAATTTAATAACATCGTTATTACTAGGAATAATATATTCAAAACAACCGTTACTATCTGCTGCTTTATCAAATGTTCGTGATTTTAACTTTGATAGATCCAATATTGCACTTACCGGCTTATCTGTTTTAGGATCAGTGACTGATACTGGATATTCATTTCCATATCCTAATATTCTGGCAGATATAATTAACCATTCTTTGTCACCAATAACAAGCTCAGAAATATCAACTCCTGGTGTTACAATTAATGCTTCTAGCAGTTTATCAAACATAACACCTTCGCTTATATAACTACTATTAGATAGTATGTCTTCATCATATGCAGTCATGTGCCGCATTTCTATTTTTCCTGAATTTAACACTGATGTTTCTGCATATACTTTGCCTTGAGATGGCAATGTAATTATGTTTGCAGGAAATTTGCTGTTTTGCTTTTGTTGCTCGTACTGCTTTTTTGCTAATTCAACAATTTGTTTGTTGTCTAATCGATCGGTAACTTTACTCATAATATCCTCATTATAACTTTATTATAAATATGGGTGAACACAAAAAATGGGTAGAAATTAATCTACCCACTCTATTAATATAATTTGTATTTTTAGAAATTTAAGAATGCCCAATCGTATCGAAGATCCATTGAAATTTTAACAACGTCTTCACTTGACCAATCTAATTCACCAAAGTTTGTACTAGTAATATATGTTCCTTTTAATATCCATTCCTCAACTTTTTCACCTAATGGAGAAAGTGATGTCAATGTTACTTCTTTTTTATACATTGATGAATACCCATCTCTACCAGTTGCAGATTCATGATGCAAACGTACCCAATCCATAACAGACTGTGCTGCTGATGGTACAATTGGATCATATAGTGATATTGAGATTCCATTCCATTTAGTTTTACCTTTTACGTAACGTTGAACGTTCATGTGATCTAATACAATTTCTCCATTGTCTAGACTAGGTTTAGCAGATGAATGTATAAGATATGCAGGTATGCCTTCTATTTCCATGATAAATTGATGCGACTTCTTTGGTTCCCATGAGTATGCGTTTTGCCAATAATTATTGTCAATACCATAATCTTGAAAGTTCGCGTTTAATTGATCTTCTAATGCCATATTGTATTCCTTGTATTTTAATATAAATATAACGAACAGTAAAAAAGGCAGAACCAAAATCCTGCCTTTTGTGTTATTTTTTAATCCTATTCAGGAAATGATGCACCCGTAGGTTGAATATTAAAGTCTAAGACAATAAATTCTGCCGTTCTAGTTGGTTGTAAAAATATTTGACCATACATTATATTTCTATCTATTACGTCTGGTGTGTTATTTGTTTCATCCATTACTACACGGAATGCTGACAAACCTTGTTGTGCTCTTACTTGTTCTAAATAAGGATTCACAATGCTCAAGAATCTGTTTCGTGTTGCTGAAGTGTTTTGTTCGAATACTAGGTATTTAGTTGACGACGCAATAAACTTCTTAACTTCGATAAGCAAACGACGCACATTGACACGGTCTAATGCACTCGGACGAGCTTGCAATGTCTTTTGCCCCCAAACACAAATTCCTTCATTAGGGAAGTTTGCTATAGGATTAACACGATTCTCATACAACTCATCTCTATCTGATTGACTTAGATTCTTATATGTACCAATTGCTGTTGTCAAACCACCTCTAGTTAAACCAGCTGGTGCATACCATGGTGCAGTTACAACATCATTAAATGCTAATACACCTGGCATCACTACTGATGGCGGAACGAAAATTGGTTTATTTTTTCCTGGATCTACAACTCTTACCCATGGGAAATATGTTGCTGCATAATTGCTATCAATATTTGTTACTTGTTGAACTACAGTATCAATATTATCTGTTAATGCATTACTATCCATTATATAGAATGTGTCTTGTCTTTGTTCTACCAAGTTTCTAGCAGCACTAGTTACTAATGGGTGAAGGCTATCAATAACACCTGGTGTTATCAACATGTTCATATCATAATAATCTGCATTACTTAGCAATGTGAATGCTTTATTATATGCCTTAGTTCCAGTTGTGGCTGTACCACTACAATCAAATCCAAATGTGTTTGTAGATTTAATATTTGTTCCTGATAGTTTAGGTAAATTAGGACGAGCTCCATCAAACCCACCTTGCATTGGCACCATAAACTTTCTAGTGTTAATAGAAACGTTGCTAGTAAATGTATTAGCATTCAATGCTGTTGTCAATGATCCACTATATGCAGTTGCTGCTGTTGGGAAATTTGCTTCCGCATCTTGGCTTACATCACCTAGATAAAAGTCTACATTACTACCAGTAGTCGAATTAGAAGTTGGAATTGGAGATAAATAATTCAAGTTATTCAAATTATCAAAATCAAATCCGAAATAATTTCTGCTATTAAATGTGGTTTGAACTTGTGATGTTAATGTTTCTGTTGCTGGTAAATTAAGTGATGCACTATACATCGGAATTGGCGATGTTAATGCCACAAACCCAAATGGTATCAATGTTTCACTGTTTGTTTTTTCTGCTACACCTGGATCAACTTCCACTCTAATAAATTTAGATAAATTAGGATAATCACCATTAACAACAATATCACCAGCATCAGTTACTGTGCTATATCGGTCTCCAATTACTCTAGAAATATATCTAGGAGAGTCTGGATCTAAATTTAGATTTGTAAATGATTCAACAATATCCGGTGTTCTGTCTGTGTCTTGTGATGAATATGGAGTATTAGCAATATTGGTAGTGTTTACACGTCTTACCTCTACTGTAAATGTTCCGTATCCATTTGGATCTGAAACTTCGCTAGCAAGTCTAATATCACGAATACCAATTTTCACTTCAGAACTAACTGAGGTACCATGTGATAGTGTGTGAAATTTAAATAGATTCTTTGCCGTTGTTCCAATTTTCTGAGAAGTAATAAACGGTGTTGCTGCTGTTTTATAATCTTCTAAAAATGCATAGTTACTACCAGTTACTTGTTCCAATGAAATAGTGACATCAGCCATATTATTAAACAAGCTAGATGCATTTTTATTTTCATATTGTACATATACTGGATAATCTACTGATTTAGGAGACTTACCATATGTTTTTGTTATATATGAATTATCAGTCGATACAATTGAAGCTGATACTGAAGCTCCGTTCCCTGCTAAGAATGCACTAAAGCCTGGTATTGTTGTGTCAGTAGTAAATGATCCAGATACTTTTATTTCAAATGAACCTGACGAATTATTATTAATAACCGAGTCTTCAAAATATGCCGCATTCACAACACCACCAGCACCTAATACTGCTTGCGTTGGATGAAGTATATGTGTTACGGTTTCAACTGCATCTGCACCTGATCCTGATTTTGCAATGACGCCAATTGCCCCATTTGGTATAGAGTAACCATCTTCATATAAAAGTCGTGTTACTGTTATTACATTTCCATTTCTCAGGTAGTCATTAACTACAAATGGAACATATGAATCATCTGTATATGATCCGAATATTTGTTCAAATTCACCATATGATGTAATTTGAGTCGGTACTAGTGCAGGCCCCTTTACGGTTGACCCTACTATTGCTGCACCAATTTGTGCTACTCCTCCGGCTAAAAACGATTGATCAACTTCATTCGTAAATACACCAGGCGAAACAATTCTTTCTGCCATTATTATTCTCCTATATTTTGTTTATTATAAATATGACGGTTTAATCCCAAACCTAATTGGTTAGAGAAACAAGCTATACTTTAAGGTGTTTCAACTTCATACTGAGCTAGTCCTTCTAAAGCTCTAGTCATTAGATTAGCTTCACCTTCATAATTTAGATTAGCTACAGGGATATTTTCTAATAATACTCCATAAAGTTTACTATTAGTAGTTTGCAGTGTTACACTCAAACTAATCTCATTGCGTAAAGCATGAACTGAAATTGAATTTGCGTCTACTGTGATTGTTGGGTTTGTGATTTCAGTGTTGAATTGTGGAAATTTGTATGTTGCCATTTTTTATTTTTTTTAAATTATGTTAATGTTGTTCCTGTTACTGTGAAATCTCTTACTGCAAATCCATCTTTTGCTGATAGGTTTGTTTTACCTTGGAAATCAAAAATCCCCATATCATTTCTATACCTTAATGCTCCTCCAGACCATCGTGGAGATGTTGTTGAAGTCCACATTGCACTTCTAGCCCAAACACCACCAAAAGCACTTTTAAACCAAATTGAATAAGATAATGGTGGATTAAGACTAAAATTACAAACATTGACAGCCTCATTCAAATTTGGTAACCTCCACCCAGAAGTAAACGAACTCACTGAATGGCTGCTAGCTAAGCTTAAAGCGGAAGACCAAGTAACCGTTGAATTTGTTCCAGTTGCGCCACTATACCCAAGTACAGTCGACCCATCATAAGTAGACCAATCAACTAAAACTCCTATACTATAGGACTGACCTCCTAAATAGTCTGTAAATCTGTTCGTATTTCCATGAGGGTTATTACTAGGAAGAGTGAAAAAATCTGTTGCTCTTCCAGCTTCTAGATCACCATCATCACCAGTAGCATAAGATACTGTCTGTCCAGTTTTCGGTATTTTTGCTCCAACAGAACCACCTCCTCCTGATGCTCTAGCTTTTATATAATATGAATCTTGTACTGGCATATTTTATCCTTTTGTGGTGTTTAATCTTATTACTGCGGCTGTACTTACTTGCACAGTTATTTTAGCACCTGCTGATATAGAGTTACCTAAAGTATAACCTTGGTCTGCTACTCGAATTGCGGTTGTTGGACTATTTAATATATTTGTAACACTATCAATTGACATAGCATATGGAGCATAAAAATCAACTGAAGTTTCATCTATTAATTCTACTATAAACTCTGGGTTTTCTTCCATTTCTGTTCTAGCATCATTCCAAGTGGTTCTAGTTAATATCCCATCCGGGATACTGATTCCCATTATTTTTGCCATATTTTATTTTTTAATTAATTTTTATATTTCAATCCATGTTCCATATGGTCTGAAGGTGATTGTATAACCAGTAGTTGCAATATTTTCTGCTATATTTTGTTTATTATAAATATAGCGATTTAATCCCAAACCTATGATTGTGTAAATGTACCTGTATTGATATCAATTGATCCTTCGCCATATCGCTCTTTAAGATCTGTCATTAGGTCTTGTTCTTGTAAACGTATTGTTTCAAATTTAGTTAATTCAGTCGCATGTAATTTTTCAAGTTCTTCTACCCGCAACGACAGTGTAAATTTTTCAATTTCTAAATTTCCTAGTGTCGTTGTTAGTTCATCATAGCGTTGACCAATAGATTGTATTGCATCTAAATCTTTTTTGTCCAGTTTTTTAGTTGACATATTTTATAACCTTTTTTTATATTATATGTAATTAATATGATATATCCAAATTAAATAATTAAATTTTTCTAAAATCTACATCAATTTTACTATAATTTTTATAATTCTATCCATGTTCCATCTGGTTTGAAAGTAATCATATACTCTCCGTCAAATGAAGCACCTATGTAATGACCTACAATTCTAACTATATCCCCAGTACCTGTAGGAGCTACATTTGTTATTTCTCCTGTTGTTGTTGATGAATATAATGGTTCACCAATACTACTAACTACAAGATAAGAATCATCCATTGCTATAACACCATCTATCAAAACATCAGTATTAGATCCACCACCCACTGTTTTAAGTGCAATTCCCATAAGATATGTTGTACTAGTAGAATTAGCATCGGCAGGATACCATCTATTATTTGCTGCTTTAACAATTAATTGTCCTTCAGTTAAAGATACTCCAGCTTGTTGGGATGTTAAAACTTGTCCTTGTAAGGTTTGTGAGTTGAAATCACCAGGATTTATTGCTGAAGTTGCTCCATTTGCTAATGTATATGTTGAGTTAGGAAGAGCATCTTCTCCTGCTAAAAAATTTGTAGTTACGTGGGCCTTATTTGTAACCTGTAACTCACCCGATAACCTCATAGCGCCGGAAGCAGTAATATCAGTCGATACTACTAATGAACCTGCTATACGTGCTTGTGAATTTGGTTCATCTAAAGTTAGTATAGAAGATGTTACAGAGTAAGTACTCGAACCTACCCAAACCTTTCCTTCTGGTAAATTTGGTACATCATTTGATCTACCTGAACCATAAACATATCCTGAACCATTTGTTGCATCTACCTTACTAACTACTCCTAGGTTTTGTATTAAATTATCGGATCCTTGTGGTTTTACATTTGTAAACCCACCACTCTCTCCTACATATATTACATCTCCTTCTCCAAAAAGTGAAGTATTTACACCATTTATATATCCTGTGATTATTGCTAAACCTTCAGCATCGTTTGCTAAAGTCTCATTAAGTACATAGGTTGCAGGCATCGTAGAAGCAACTGATGCTGATGCTGCTATAACTTCAGAGGCATTACCTGCTGTTCCATTTGCGTGTACTGGGGTTCCTTTTTGTAGTGTTCCACCTGATACGTTTTTTACATTTGCATATACTGCGGATCTGGTGAAGCTTAAATTTCCTGCTCCATCTGTAGATAGAAAGTCTCCATTATCCCCATCGGTATCGGGATATATTAAACCTGAAGCTGTTAAGCTGGTTGTTGCGTTTAAACTATTTAAAGATGCGTCGCTACCAGATATGATAACTTTTTTCCAATTTGGCATATTATATTTCCTTCATGTTGTTGGTTAGTTACATACACTTATGCCGTGCGTGTGCCTACTTCCTTTCGGCCGAACAACTATTAATTTAATATAAATATGTTATGATTTTGTTTTACGGGTTGATTTTTTTGCAGGTTGAGCATTTTCAATTTCTTTAATGCCATTTGTCTTTTTTGCTTCTTCTTGTTTTAAAATATGTTGTGCTGAACTTATTTCATTATCAAGTTTATTTTGTAGTGTAGCAATAAATTGAGCCGATGACCCTTTTATATCAATTACATTTAATGATTGTCTCATTGCTGCAATTTCTTCTATAGACAAATTTTCAATCGAGAATAATATCATAACTATTTATTTTTTAATATTTACATATTGTTGTTGTAATTTTAATACAAGATTATATAGTGATTCGATATCTTCTCCACTAAACGTTGATCGTTTAACCAAAGAAAGCAAAGTCACAATTTCTGTTTCATTTAAATCAATGTCAGGTTGTGACTTTGCTTTAGTTTGTACAGTTTTGTTTTTAATAATTGTATTAGTTGCCTTAAATCCCATATATTTACTCGTAACTCTTTTTATAATATATAAAATATTATGCATATATCCAAATACTCTCATCTCCTGATGATACGTATATGTTACCTGCTTTATTATATCTAGCTGCTGGTCCTGATGTATTTGGATTAGTGCTTGCTAGAGTTGTTACTGCTGACATAAATGCGTCTGGTGTAAATGCTGCACTATCTGCTGAAAACGCAGTTTTTAGTCCCCAACGTGTTTCTCCTGAATCATAACCAAATAATTCACCAACATCTTGAGTTGCTTGCTGCACAACAATACCACCGTCTCCAGTACCAGTTGAACCAGAAGCAAATAATACAAATCTATCTGCTACTTGTAAATTAGTAGTATTTTGGAATGAAGCTGTACCATTAACTATTAAATCACCCGATATATTAATATTATCTGAGAATGTTCTATCGCCGGTAATTGTGTCTGCTAATCCTAAAGTATAAGAAGGTCCTCCTCCTAATGCTTGTGCTGCTGATCCTACGTCTCTTGTTAATTCACCAGATGCAACATTTACTGTTATTGTCGTGTTACCTTGTACTGCATTGCCTGCACTAGAACCGTAATCGACAGATAATGCTGAACCAGCACCACCACTTAATCCTGTTCCTGCAACACTTGCGGCTAATGCATCGGCATCAATTCCGCCGTCTTTTACACTAATTGTTCTAGCACCAGATCCATCAAAAGTAGTTCCACTATTTAATTGTATCGTAGCATTGTCGACAGTTAACGCATTAGGTACTTTAAGCACAGATAACGTGTTACTAGATACTTCAATTGTAGATGTATCGGCAACATTGGTGTTTAACATACTACCTTCTACGGCAGTTGATTGAATGGTTGAAACACCATTAGTGTCAACGTTTACATCTCCAGCAATTGTATCTATGATAGATCCTGAAATGGCAGAGATTAATGTAGTGGTGTTAACGGCAACATCATTAGTGTTAACTGTGATGTGAGTACCTGCTCCAACTGCTGCTGTTCGGGCTGTTCCTCCGTTATATGCCGCAGATGATGCTAAACCAGCTCCTATAGTAAGATCATCTAGATCGGTTCCCAACGCCTTTCCGCTAATTGTGCTATTCGATAAAGCTGAATTGGCTACGTTTGCTAATGTGCCGCCTAATGTTATAGTACCTGTTGTTGTAATAGGCCCACCAGTTAATGTTAAACCATTTACTGTCCCGGCAGTTGCTACATTAGTTACCGTTCCAGCTCCTAAGCCATCTGCTGCAATAGTAATAGATCCAGCTCCATTTGTAACAGAAATACCTGATCCTGCTGTAATTGTTGATACAGTAGGATCTCCAGTTCCGTCTCCAATTAGTAATTGACCATTTGTTAATACTCCCGTTGCTGTTATAGCACCAGTTCCACTACCTAATAGTATTCCGCCATCTGTTAAAGATGTTGCGCCAGTTCCACCTGATTCTACAGGTAAGGCTGTATCTAATGATAATGATGCTAGATCGGCAGCTGATCCTGATACTATTACCTTTTTCCAATTTGCCATTTGTATTTCCTATTTCTTTTTATATAAATATATACGTACTTAAATTAATCTAGTCCTACAAATAAACTAGATGATGTAAAATATATTGCACCAATTGGTGCTGTCGTTGTTAGTTCTTGTGATTGAGTTGCAAATATAACTACACCACTTTCTGATACTGCTAATATGGGAGCAAATGATGTGTCTCTAATTAAAAACATTGTTGGTGCATCATTAGTAACTGTAACAGCTCCTGATTCTTTAACTGTTAATACTTCAACGCTGGATGATTTAATAAGAAATATATCTCCGCCTGTTCCATTAATATCTAATGAGCCGGTTATTTTAGCATCTCCGATAAACGGAAAAGGTGATGTTGTATTTAATGCATGGGAGGCGGTTATTGCAAATGATGAGGATATATTATATAAAGACCCCGTTTGTATTTGCCCTGGTCTAATCTGTCTAGCCATTATTGCCATCTCCCATTAATAATAATTGCATCGGTATCTATAATATCATAACCCAATACATTAGTATCAAATACTATTGTTTGAATTGTAGCATCATTTGGCGTCCATGTGTACCCACTACTATCGATATATTGTCCATTAACATATATGTCAAACTCATTTACATTTGCAAATTGTAGATTGGTTGGATTGATTGCTGGTTTTGCGTTTACTGTTACCGTAGTAGCAGATACATATGTTGCAGTTTTATCTGTCAATGTAGTTAAATATGTTAATACATTACCATCGATTGTCGTACGACTACCTCCAGCACCGTTAACAATTACAGTTCCGCCTCCTACAATAGTTTGCGATGAATTTAATAATTGAGTAGGAATTTTTGTTGTTTCAAATATATTACTATCAACATCGACAACTGTTTGAAATACTAATTTTTTTACTGAATACATTTTTTGCAGTGTAGATATTTTAGTTTCGTGTTCTGATAATAATGTTCCGTGTACTGTTAATGGTATTGTGGCTCTAACTAATCGATCTTCTCCTACCGTATTAACCGTTTCAAAACTTACATTTCCAATTATAGTTTCATAACGATTTTGTTCATTTCCCCATGCAAATCTACCATATGGTAATATTTGATCTACCAATTCATTCATTTGTGTAGTAAAATCACACCAGAGCATCAAGTCATATTCAATAGTAACATATTTAGGAACGTCTACTACATATACTTTTTGAGATTTCTGTTTAGGATTTGTTGGTATAGGAAATAGTTCATCTTCATATCTATTTCTACTATTATATTTAGATCGATAAATTAAACGATTATCAGTTAACTTTCTATTAACATCTAAACCTTTTCTGTTGTCACGTTCTGACATTGAATTTCGTTTAAGCATTAATAAAGGAGATTGTAACATTCCTTTTTCGTCTCGTATATATCCTAGTCTACGAACATTATCCCACTTTTCACCATTAGCAAAAATAGTAGGAACTGATATTAAATTTTTATTTGCTGTAATTTGAGGTTCAATTTCATTTTCAATATACCATTTTATAGCATAATCAATATCATATATAGTACGAGAAGCACTTCGAATTACATCATCATCACGGCGTGTCTGTTCCGATCTATTTAAGATTGGATCGGCTCCTAATCCCTCTGTTCTATCGGGATTTGGTTTATTTGTTTTTCGATCGATATTTTTTCTATTATACTTTGGCATTAATCTCCTTTATATGCAGGTGAATTATTATTACCACCAAAACGCATATCTAAAATACCTTGCGGCGTTTGTCTAGTTGCATGTGCATCAACAACTACTGACACACTATATCCATGATCTGTTCCATTAGGCCATGTTTCAGGATTTTTACCTACAAAATATTGATTAGAATCTACGTTGTCTAATTCAAAATATTCATTATCCCAAAAAACAATATCACCCACTTCTGGATAAAAGTCTGCTTTTACTAGAATGTCTCGAGCGATAGCAAATTTAGAAGTACGAGTATATGTATGTCCATAATCATCCATACTAGAATTTTTATCGTCTTTAGTAATTAGACATGGAATCAATATAGAGTCATAATATGATTTAGATTCAGACTCACCGTATAAATTCGAATTCGATGACTCAACAACAAGTTTATAAAATTCAATTTCTGTATCAATGACAGCGTTTATTAGTTCTGAATTAATTGAAGCTAAAAATTTAGCATCCCTCTGACCTCCAAACAATGCCATAATCTACCTCCTATCCTACATATATTTTTAATGGAACTTTTCCTAATATTTCCATTTGTTGTGTTGCTTCTGTGTTTTGCCTTGTTAACATCTGTTCTTTAGTTAACTTGTCTAAAAATTCTCTAAGTTGTGTTATCAATGCTTCTTTTTCAGACTGTCCTTGTGTCACTAAATCACTACCATTTAAGGTTACTTCTCCATTTGGTATTGGAACTGACGAATATTTATTACGTACATATCCCAATGTCTCTTTCACAATGGCAGATGCATATCTATATATCCAACTACGGCCCATATCATTAATGTTAGCGTATTTTTGATATGAATATGGTATATTAGATGCGTCTGACACTACTCCGTTTAGAAGTGCGCTATTCCCAAATAACACACCGCTATTAGTTTTATCTTTTTCATATATAAATTCAAACCAAACCTTATCATAAAATGGAGTAGATATTGTTCCCTGAGTACCAGGTACTGGATATAATTTAATGTCATCTCCATGAATCTCAAAAGAAAATGCTGATTTACGTATACGATCATTAAACTCAATACCTTGTATACGGAACAAATCCATATGTAATGGCATCATCATAAAGTTTACACTAGGAGAAAATCCACCAAAGTCAAATGCATCCATCATGTTTTGTGAACCCATACCTGTTCCTACAAATGGATCAAAGTATCTAACAATTGCAGGAGGTGGTGCATGAAGTACTCTACGTATCTCAACGCCGTTATTATCTGTTATATCTACTCCCAATGATGCAGATACGGCATCTCTAATACTATATGTTTGTTTGCCGTCGACAACATCAATTGATGCACTATACCAACGCACATCACCACCTGAATCTGCTTCTGTTCCATATGCTTTTGATAGTCTGGTTATGTAGCTTAAATTACCTCCTACTAATGCTCCGGTGAATCCGTCATTAGTTAAAAAATCAGATCCGGTTTCAACACCTAATGTATTTATTAAATTATTAACAATATTAATTTGATTTACTTGATTAGAATATTCAATAACAGCAGCTTCAAAAGCTGTATAGAAATTTATATCTATTAATTCAACATCCATAATCGGATATCCAACGTTATTTGCAGCAAATTGTGCAAAGCTGTCAGCTTCCGCTT